TGATGAGTATGAACTAATGGAAGTTGAGGAACAAGATCCATTTGTAGATATGATTTTAAAGTACGAGAACGAAAAACAGTTGGAGTTATTTGAATGAAAACAATATTCTTAGACATGGACGGTGTGGTAGCAGACTTTAATGCCTATGCTAAAGAACTAGTAGGTTACACTGCGCCAGGTAAACGTTATCCACCTGAAGACTGGGATAAAATTAAAGTAAACCCAAGATTGTATAGAGAACTTCCTGTGATAGAAGGATCAGAGTTTTTTGTAGAACGTGTAAGACAATTGGCCAACGAAAATGAACTATCACTTAAATTCCTATCAGCAGTACCTAGACAAAATGATGTAGGTTGGGTATTTTGGGATAAAATAGAATGGTGTAAAACCTACTTTCCAGGTATACCAGTTTGGTTTGGTCCTTACAGCCGTGATAAGCATGTTCATTGTGTCGATGCAGATATCTTAATAGACGATAGAGAAGATAACATACAGGATTGGACTCAAGTAGGTGGTGTTGGTATATTGCATACTGATTTCATAACTAGTATTAGAGAATTAGAACATATTTTGGTTGACAAACAACCAAATTGAGTCTATAATAGTAGTTAGACAATTAGGAAAAGGAGCAAGACAATGACAGGATTTGTAAAAATTAAGCAAGGATTATATCGTAACCAAGAAATTAAAAATAAAACTTTTCCATTGATCAAGCAATTTCAACTTGGTTCAAAAGGTGGTTTTGTTACTGTGGACGGCACCGGAATGTTCGGCAAAGATAAGATACGAGTTTCGGTGACTAGTCCAACTGATTATGAAGTTGTTGACGGGCATGATTATCAAGAACCACAACAATCTAAAGAAAGCGACGAACAAGTAATAGAACGTATCGCAGAACGTTTTAGCATCTTAGATGACATGACCAAAGCAGTGCTGAATGGAGATATTCGTGCTATGATCGTAGCAGGCCCTCCAGGTGTTGGTAAATCATATGGTATTGAACAACAGTTAGAACGTGCTAATTTATTTGATCAGATGCGTGGTGCTAGAATTAAATCAGAAATGATCAAAGGTACAGCATCAGCACTAGGATTATATAAATCACTTTACAAATACTCAGATGAAAACTCTGTTGTGGTATTTGATGATTGTGATTCAATTCTATTAGACGATGTTTGCTTAAACTTACTAAAAGGTGCGTTAGATTCTGGTAAGAAAAGAACTATTAGTTGGTTAGCAGACAGTCACAGCCTACGTAGAGAAGGTGTACCTGATCAGTTTAACTTTAAAGGTGGTTGTATTTTTATTACAAACTTAAAATTTGATCAAATGAAAAGTCAGAAGACCAGAGACCATTTGGATGCTATTCAATCCAGATGTCACTATTTAGACTTGACATTAGACACAATTCGTGATAAAATATTACGTATAAGACAAATTGCCAGAACAGGTGAGTTGTTTGCTAACTATGAGTTTGATCAAGTTGCTCAAGATGATATTATTGGTTTTATGGTTGAGAAACAGAATAAACTACGTGAAGTTAGTTTACGTATGGCAATTAAGATTGCGGACTTGTACAAGAGTTTTCCAGATAAATGGAAATCAATGGCTGAAGTCACTTGTATGAAGTCCAGATAGTTTCTACCGTAAGGTAGGAAAAACACTACACTTCCCTTTGTCTGGCTCCTGGTGTAGTGTTCGAAACCCAAGGCTTTGTCTCCCTTGGGTTTCACCTTTTTAACTTGCAAAAACCAAATCAAGACTATATACTATTACTATGCGTACCTTTCCTCATGTTGAAGATTATTTAGAACTAATGGGTGGCTATACCACACAGGGTCACTCTTGCGTTATCAGTTTGGCTAGATATGATGTCAGCATAGTTGGCAATATGGCTTCTGGTACAGCCTATGGAACTGCACTAACAGATCGCCAAGCAGACCTAGCGGTTAAACTCATTTTAAAGTACCGTAGACAGTTTTTAAAGCACGGGGTAGACGTAACACCCGTTGAAGATCCACAGTACAGATTACCTATTAGAAAAGTAGATAGAACACTGACCGCAGAACTAGTAGATGATGTAATTGTATTACGGTTTCCCTACAATAGGCAAATGATTGATCAATTACAGGATCAAAGAAGTGTTAGTAAAGGTGCGATGAACTATAATAGAAAAGAACGAGAATGGAAAATTGCTCTAACAGAACCAAATGTCAAATGGATATATGAATGGGCTGTTAATAATCATTTCAAAACAGATTCTAAACTACAAGAGTTATACAATCAAATTGAATCTTGCGATCATTATTCAATTGAACTGGTAAAAACAAAAGATGGCTATGACATTGTCAATGCCGCCCCTAGTCTTAAAACATACATTAATAATACCTTAGGTGGGTTTGGCGAAGATAACTTAATTAAATTAATAGACAATGCAGGACGTCTAGGGTACGATATCAACGATATAGTATGGCAACAAGAATTTGATATCTCAAGTGACATGCGATCAGCATTAGAATACCTAGGAGGCAAACATCGTTGTTATATAAATCCTGAGTCTACAATGTTTGAATGGATATTAGACTATGCTGAACTAACTGAAAGACTACCTGTTTATATCTATGACCCAAATGATGATCCAATGATACATAAAATATTAGATAAACGTTACAAGAAACACGAAGTGGTAAAATTCAATGATAAAGGACAAACAGATACTTTACATTACAGTCCTTTTAATGTTAAAATACTGTATGCAGTAAAGATTCCTGTATCCTGGAATACTACTCATACTAGTGTACCTTTAGTAATTACCACAGTAGAAATGATGTATGGCGGTAAGAAAATGGAACTGTTAAACCAAGCAGAAAAGATAGTTTACTTTTGCAACAAACTAAAAGAATATAATTAATGGCCAATGTTACGTTACTAATCAAAGATGAAGTTAATGTCAAGTTAGAAGGACTTGAGTTAAACGAGCGTAAAGAACTAACTAACAAATTCAAATTTGAAGTACCTGGTGCTAGATACATGCCAGCGGTTAGACTAGGTCGCTGGGATGGTAAAGTTGGATTCTTTCAACTAGGTGGTTCAACTTATATTAACCTACTTCCAGAAATACTTCCTTATCTAGAAAGTCAAGGATATGGCGTTGATGTTGAAGACCTAAGAGAATACCAAACTCAGTTTACACTAGAACCTGTAGAAGAATCAAGTTACAGTCATGTCAAGTGGCCAGACAAACACCCAATGGCAGGTGAACCTATCATGTTACGTGATTATCAGGTTGAAGTTATTAATAAGTTTTTAGAACATCCCCAGAGTATACAAGAAATTGCTACAGGTGCAGGTAAAACTCTATGTACAGCAGTGCTGAGTCATAGATGTGAGGAACATGGCAGAACTATTGTTATTGTGCCAAACAAAAGTCTAGTTACACAGACAGAAGCAGACTATATCAATATGGGCCTAGACGTAGGTGTGTACTTTGGTGACCGTAAAGAATTTGGACGTACACATACTATCTGTACTTGGCAGAGTCTAAACATTTTACTAAAAGGATCACGTAATCATGAAGTAGACATTACAATAGGTGAGTTCCTACAAGACGTAGTCTGTGTTATGGTAGATGAAGTACACATGGCCAAAGCAGATGCCTTAAAAACTTTATTAACTGGTGTTATGGCACATGTTCCTATACGTTGGGGACTGACTGGCACTATACCTAAAGAAGAATATGAGCGTATGAGCCTGTTATGTTCAATAGGATCTATAGAAGGTAAACTGTCAGCCAGTGAACTACAAGACCAAGGAGTTCTTGCAAACTGTCATGTTAATGTGCTACAATTAAAAGACTACACAGAATATAAAAACTATCAAGATGAACTACGCTATCTATTAGAAACAGAAGGAAGATTGGATTATATAAGTAATTTAATAAATCAAATAAAAGAATCAGGTAATACATTGGTGTTGGTTGATCGTATTGCCCCAGGTCAGGAACTAGTTAAACGTATTAAAGATGCAGTATTTGTATCAGGTGCAACCAAAGCAAAGGATAGGAAAGACGAATATGACGAAGTCGCAACTATGGATGGAAAGGTTATTGTCGCCACGTATGGTGTTGCCGCTGTTGGTATTAATATTCCTAGGATTTTTAATCTTGTTCTCATTGAGCCTGGCAAATCTTTTGTACGTGTTATTCAGTCAATTGGTAGAGGCATTAGAAAGGCTGAGGATAAAGATTTTGTGCAGATTTGGGATATAACATCAACCTGTAAGTTTGCCAAACGTCATTTGACAAAACGCAAACAATTTTATAAAGAAGCAAACTATCCATTTGTGGTAGAAAAAACGGAGTGGCAGTGAAAAAACTTTTAATAAACGGTTGTTCATTTACTGCTGGAACTGGATTTGAAGGCGAGAAAGAAAATCCAAAAATATGGCCAAATTTATTACATAAAGAATATTTTTCAAATTATGAATTAACAAATATAGCAGAACCAGCAAGAAATAATGAATGGATATTCCATACTACAGTTTCTGCCCTAATAAAAAATCATTATGACAATGTTATTGTAGCATGGACAGCCATACCAAGATATAATGTGCCAATTGGATTAGAATTGTATACAACCTGGAGTCAACTTTGGGAAAATAAAAGAGTTATAGGAACGCATGAACATGGTGAATTGTCGGCAGAATTTTTATCTGATTTAGGAAACAATCTTAGACGTTTACATAATGACCATTGGGACATCCTAAAATTAGTTCAATATGTAAATTTATTAGTTGAAATTCAAGAAAAAAGAAATGGTAAAATTTGTTTTGTTAACAGCCTTTGTCCATGGTCACGAAACTTTTTTAAATACAATAAATCAATTACTGTTAAAGAGTTAAGTAATTTTGAGAAAAATATGTTTAATGCCGATAGTAGAAGTGATACTGAAGTTATTGAATTATATAATATGGTGCACCGGCAATATGATGATAATGGCGGGATACACGCAAATAAATGGGTAAACTTATACAAATCATTGCTACGTCTGAGGATTGATCAAATTAAAGATGAAGATTTTCACCCAGGGCATAAAAGTCAATATGTATTTGTAAAAGAAATTAAAAAATATCATGAGAATATCTAAATGAAAAGACTTTTAATAATTGGCGACTCATTGAATGATGGGTTTGGATTTGATGGAGGGAAAGAAGACCCAAGAATATGGCCTAATCTTTTAAACAAATCTTTTCCTGACTATGAATTTATAAACAAAGCACAAGGCGGAAGAAATAATCAATGGGTATTTCATCAGGTAGCAACAAACATATTAAACGACGATTACGATGTTGTTCTTGCATGTTGGGGGAGGTACCCAAGATATAATATACCAGTTGGGTTAGAGACATACAAAACTTGGACTATGCTTTGGGAAGATAAACAACCAGTAGGTACAAACCAGCACGGAACAGTGTCTATAGAATATTTAGATGATATAGGACAAAAACTTTTATACTTACACAATGATCACTGGGACGTTTTAAAAATAGTAGAATATACAAACATATTAACAAAACTACAAGAACAAAATAACGGCAAAATGTTTTTTGTTAATGGAGATTGTATGTGGGAACCTGGATTCTTTGATTATGATATATCTAAGATTCATAATTTATCAAATTTTGAGAAGAAAATGTTTAATGCAGACAATCGCAGTGATCTAGAGATAATAGATCTCTACAATATGATTCATCGACACTATAAACGAGCCGGAGGTATTTATGAAAATCAATGGTTAAATTTATACGATCCTGTTATTAATTATCAAGTAGATGAAGTAGTCGACGATAGGCATCCAGGCCCTATTAGTCAAACATTAATTGCAAAACTTTTAGAAGTTAAACTTAAAGAAAACTTATGAGAATATGAGAATACTAACCTTAGAAAATCAAGCATTTGAAATGAACGAAATACCAGACGAAGTAGATGATCTACGCTTTGGTATATTAGACAACAGTGATCCTAAAAATCCAGATTACTTTTTTATTCCTTTAATATTTTTAGAATCATTTAATGCACCTGCATTGGTACTGCGTATAGGTGAAGAAACAGTTAGAATGCCAGCAGATTGGCAAATACTAATAGGTGAAGCAGAGTTTGGTGATTTAGAAGTAATGCCATTGACATCAATCAATGACAGAGGATTTTCAGCATATACATTTAATCAACTGTCAAGTTTTAAACCCAAATTTCTGCCTATAGAAATAGTAGACATTTATCAAGATGTCAAATGGTATTTTCCAAAACTAAGACCAGGACAACTATTAAGTGTGCCTATATCTGAAGGTTTAGAACCTTTGTGTGCATATTTTGTTAAAGATATATCAAGACAAAGTGAAGTAGTGGACTATGGCAAAATCTTCTGAATCAGCATACATTTATGAATCACCTGACAAAGGTAGAACTGTGTTTAGACATGAGTTAGGTAAACCAGAAACTAAGGAGTTATACAAAGTGGGCGACGAATACTTAGATGATCATGAACAAATGGAAATAGACTTTGGTGAACATTATCAAAATCCATCCTATACAGAATGGACATGGTGGGACGATCAGACTGAATGGCAAGATATGAAAAAAGTTGCCAAGGACCATCCTGCTTTACAAGCGGCCATTGATCATGCTATAATGATATATAAGTTAAGTAAAGAAGAAAATAACGATGATGACGGAGTACCATTTTGAACCCAGGACAATTTAAACAAAAGAAAAAACGTAAAGTTGATCCAGATAGACCAAGACCCAACTTATTCAGTCACGAAAAGAAACTGAAAGAGAATCAAGAAACAGTTGATGGTCTACGTGCAACAGTAGAAGATCAACGTAGACAAATTGAACGTTTACAGAATAGGCTTAATACATTAGAAAGCACAGTAAACATTATTGGATATTCAATTAGGAAACGATGAATACAGACCCTTTATACATTGGTAATGAAATGGCGGCATTTGATCGTAAAGATCGTGCTTACTATGATAAATTCACTGATGAACAAAAGAAAAAGTTTTCAACATATCTAATGTTGAAGTATGGTGCTAACGTAGGTGGCAACAGTGATCTGCAGGCCTACTACTTAATGGCTACTAATGAACGTGTTAATAAACATTTCTTTGATATTAACAAGCATACTAAACTACAGTGGTTAACCTGCACCACAGTATCACCTGGTATGGGTAAGCAATATCACTATTGGCAAAAAGCAAAGAAAAAAGAGGGGGATAATAAGAGTCAGAAGTTTTTGGCTAAACTGTATCCTAATATGAAACAAGACGAAATAGATTTATTAGCGAAACTCAATGATAAACGAGATCTTAGAGACATGGCGAGAGAACTCGGATACGATGACAAGTCAATCAAAGCCGAACTATAACTGCAAGTATTGCGGAAAGTCGTATCGTAGAGAATCAACTCTGGCGGCTCACATGTGTGAGTCTAAACGCAGACAACAACAAGAAAAAGAAGTTGGAGTCCAACTTGGACTTCAGGCTTATCTACGCTTTTATGAAATGACACAGGGTTCTGCTAAAATGAAAACATACAAGGACTTTGCTGACTCACCTTACTATAATGCTTTTGTTAAATTTGGCAGACACTGCGTTGGTATCAGAGCAGTAAACACCAAAGCGTTTATTGAATGGGTTATTAAAGAAAATAAAAAATTAGATCATTGGTGCAAAGAAGCAGTATACGCAGAATATCTTGCAACATATATTCGCAAAGAAGCAGTACAAGATGCACTAGAACGTGCTTTAACTGAAATGCAGGAGTATGCAGATGAAACAAAATCCCTGGCTGGATTTCATGATTACTTTAGGTTTGGTTCCTCTAATCGTATTATACATCATATTGTTAATGGTAGGATTAGTCCTTGGATTGTTTTTAACTGTGATAGTGGCATTGAGTTTCTTGATAGACTTAATGAAGAACAAATTGCTATGTTAATGCCACACATAGATCCAGAATATTGGCAACGCAAATTTAAAGATTATCTAGCAGATACTGAATGGTTAAAAATAATATTAAAAGAAGCAGGACTATGACAGTAAAGTTTAAATCAGACATTGACATTGACTTTGCAGATAGAGAACAGGTATTAGACATACTTGATCTAACTCCAGCCAGTATCATACGCAAAGGCGAAATAGTCAAACACAATACTGGCGTTTATGCCACTGCTATACCTACAGATCCTTTCACAGGATGGGCCAGCATTGACTACGAAGCCGCAGAAGATAGAGGTTATACCAAACTTGATTTACTTAATGTAAATGTCTACAAAGGTGTTAGGGATGAAGAACACCTAGTCAAACTTATGCGTGAACCAGACTGGACACGCCTACGTGATAGAGCAGTGTGTGAACAGTTGATACACATTAACAATCACTATGACACTATGTTGAAGATGCCAGAACCCGTAGATTCAATTCCAAGGTTGGCCATGTTCTTGAGTGTGATACGTCCAGCAAAAAGATCATTGATAGGTAAGTCATGGAAGGAAGTTGCAGAAACAGTTTGGCAGAAACCTACAGATGAAACCTATTACTTCAAACAGGCTCATGCCATTTCCTATGCACAGTTAGTTGTTGTTAATTTGAATTTACTTTGCGAACAAGAGTTATTGAACGACGCTTAGAACGTTTTGCAGATATTTCTTTCAGACTGACATGAGGTCCATGCAGTATATCAACGTCCTTAGAATTAAATGTTTTTAATACAGCCTTAAATGGTAACCACTCTTCTTTAAGAAAAACATTAATTGGAATTATTCTATTTGATTCCCACCACCATGTTTCTGCTCTACTTAAAAATTCAGACTTTTCTTCTCTAGTTTTTAATAAAGCAAAGTCATAAATTGTAGTAATGATCTCGTCTGAGTTTTGTATGATGCCAATGTATTCATTGCCGCCATAGGTGAGATAACTTAAAAAAGGATATTGATCTAGTAGTTTCTTGACTGCTTCTTCCATAGGTTTACGATAAATATTACAAAAGGATCACCAATGACAATAGTCACCAGTTTCAATAGTTATTTATATAGTAATAAAATTGAAGTTCAACTTTTGGACGATGATCCTACGATTAAAACAAGGAATAGAAAAGTGTATACACGACCAATAAAAGTTTATAAAGGTGTTGATAATGTTATCACACTTAATTTTAAGAACAATGATCAGAAGCCAGCAGATATTGCAGGGTTAAGTTTTACATTTTCTATCAAAAGTGATGATGCAACCACAGCCAATGTTTGGTACAGTACTGCCACAATATCAAACGTGTCAGCCGCAATTGGTTCAGTAACTTTGGATACTGCTAATGTTGCTAATCTAACTCAAGAGTATTATAATTATACTATAACTTACAATAGTGGCAACTTGAAACTGCCTACTTATGTAGATGATAATTTTGGTGCTTCTGGACAACTACACGTGGTTTCAAGCGTATAATTCTTTGACTTTTTCTAGTAATGAGCATATAATAATAGTATGCTGAATACTGTTCAAGACTTTGTAAAAACAATACTTCCAAGTAAAAAGAAAACCAGTCCTAGTGGGTGGACCAGTTTTAATGCTGTCTGTTGTGAACATAATAGTGAAACACCTGACAGACGTGGTCGTGGTGGTATAGCAAACAATCCAGATGGATCAGTGAGTTATCATTGTTTTAACTGTAACTTCAAAGCCAGTTATCAACCTGGTAGACATTTAACCTATAAGT